ATGGACACCAATTAGGTATTAATTTACATTATATGCCGTATGAAGCAAGAATACCTTTTTTAACAGAACTTACAGTATCATTAAAAACACAAATAGCAGCTTTAACTAAAGGTAAAGCATTAGGTAATCCTGAATCACAGGCACCTATTACAGCCTTTAGGTGGGAATTTGTCAAACAAGCATTTGGCAAAAAATATAATTTAACTTACTGTACAAGACAGTATATAATAAAGAAAATGAAAAACCCTTATGTTTTAGGATATGAGGATTGGTATGTTGGGGGAGTTAATAATGAAAGCGATTTTTATGGTGGAAATATTAATCAAGCCCAAGCATTATACTATAAGAATATATAAACTAATAAAAAAATAGATTATGGCAGGTTTTACAGATAGAAGAGGTCCTTTAAGTACGGGAAATCCAGTAAGAAGACTTCTAAAAGATCTTTCTAATTTAGGAATGGCATACGATGATATGATCATTCGTAATTCACGAGCAGTAGGCTTTACTGAAAATCAAATGGGTTATTCGTTTAATCCAATGGGATCAGATGGTGATGATATGTATGGAGCATTTGCTGCACTGTCATTAACTGATACAAACTTAAAAAAGAATATTGCATTCTTTGATCAAGACTATGTTAGAAAAAGAGATCAACTTAGAACCTTTGCAGTACAAGATGAAATAGAAGATATCTTAGATGTATTAACTGATGAAGCAATTGTATTTGATGAATCAAATTATATGGCTTATGCAGAATTTAATGGTCATATTGGAGAGTCAATAGAAGAAGAGATTAATGATGTATATAATAATATCTATAATTACTTTGGATTTAATGATATGGTTGCTCCTTGGAATTATTTTAGAAAATGGTTAATAGACGGTTATCTTGCATTTGAAATAGTTTATAATGATAAGCAAACAGAAATTATCGGTTTTAAAGAATTAGATCCAATTTCATTAATGCCAGGTATTGATACTGATGATGGTAAAAAAGTTTGGATTCAATATAAAGGTGAAGGTGCAAAGGAAAGAACATTATGGGATTCTCAAATAATATACATTTCATATTCTTCAGTAAATTCTCCAATGAGAATATCTTATGTTGAAAGATTAATAAGATCTTTTAATCTTTTAAGAATAATGGAACATAGTAGAATTATCTGGGCTGTATCTAATGCTTCATTTAAAACACAGTTTACAATACCAGTCGGTGGTAAATCTAAAACAAGAGCAAAGCAATCTCTAGCAACATTAATGAATTCATATCGTGAGGTTGTAGACTTTAACTTTGAAAGTGGTGAGATTCAAACCAACGGTAAACCAATGATGCCGTTCAATAAAGAATACTGGTTACCTTCTAAAGATGGTGAATCACCAGAAATACAAACTATCGGTGGAGACGGTCCTGATTTAGGTGATACTGAATCTTTGAAATATTTTTCTGATAAATTACAATTAGCCTCTAAGATACCATTTTCTAGGTTTGATAGAGAAGGTGGTAATACTTATGACATGGAAGCAAGTGGTATGTTAAGAGATGAAATTAAGTTTGGTAGATTTATTTCAAGGTTAAGATCTATATTCCAAGAAATATTAGTTAAACCTGTATATCTTCAGATGTGTCTTAATCATCCAGAATTAAAAAATGATATTGCATTTAAAGCAGGTTTAGGATTAAACTTCATGAAGGATAATGTATTTGAAGAAATGAAAGAAATGGAACTTCAAACTAAACGTGTTGATTTTATAGGTAATATGAAAACACAATTAAGTACAATGACCGCTGATATGGAAGAAATACCATATTTTGATTTAGGATTCTTAATTAAGAGATATGGTGGATTTACACGTGATGATATTAAAGCCAATGCTCGAGCTAAGGAACGTACGGACTTAGAAGCAGATGGTTATAAAGAAGAAGATATTGAAAAGATCTTGTTAGGGGCTAATCCTAAAGATTTTAAGCCTGAGAAGAAAGATGATGGTATAGATGATGATCCGTTAGCGGATATCTAAAAACTATTAAGAGTTATAATATATAAAACAAATTAATACTAGAAAGATGTCAAATAAGAAACTTTTAATTCTAGAAAGATCTAAGTCTAATTTAAGTATGACAAAAGATGCCGATGGCTCTGTTGTCCTTGAAGGTGTATTTACAGAGATTGGAGTAAAGAATAAAAATAACAGAATATATGAAGAAGCTGAAGTTCTTCCTCATATTAAAGAATTACAAGAAAAAGTAAAAACTAACAAATTGTTAGGTGAACTTGACCACCCTAAAGATTTTGATATTAGTCTTTCAAATGTTTCTCATGTCATAGAGGATTTAAAATATGATGAAGGTAAGAAACAAGTATTAGGAAGAATCAGATTACTAAATACATCAAAAGGAAAAGAGGCTCAAGCATTAATAGAGGATGGTATCCCATTACATATTTCAAGTAGAGCTGCTGGTACTGTTGATGAAGCTGGTAAAGTTAAAATTAAAAAATTCTTTACATATGACTTAGTAGCTGATCCTGGCTTTGAAAATGCTGAATTATCAAAAGTAAACGAATCTTATGGATTCGGTGATACTGAAGGTTTATACATTTATGAAATGGCAGAAACTGAAGAAGAAATAAATAAAACAAATAAAACAGATCTAATAATGGAAAATACATCAGACAAATTTGTAACTGTTGAAGATTTTAATAAGTACACCGAGTACGTTAAAAATACTTTAGACAGTGTTAAGGAATCTGCAAATTCTAACAATGACGAATTAATGGAAAAGCTAGTTAAATATACTGAGCATATTGCAGAGAAAGTAAATCAAGTAACTGATTATACTGAATACTTATCAGAAAATCTTGACAAAGGAATATCTTACTCTGACTATTTAGCAGAGAATATCGATAAGATTAAAAATTACGCTTCTTATTTAGGAGAAGAGCTAGACAGTTCTATTCAATATACTGAGCATGTTGCTGAACAGGCAGATAAAGGAATTGAGTATTCTAATTACTTAGGAGAAAAATTAGAAAAAGGAATTGAATACTCTGAGTATGTTGCTGAAACTGTTGATAAGAATATTGCTTATTCAGAATATCTTGGTGAAAATTTAACTAAGTCTATTAAATACTCTGAGTATATTGCTGAAAATGCAAATACTGTTAAAGGTGAATCAATTAATGAAGAAACTGTAGTTGAATCAATAAATGAATCAGTTAAAGAAGAAAAGGTATCTTATAAAGATGCAATAAGTGAAAAACTATCTAACTTAATTTCTAAAGCAGAAGCTAAGTCAATTACTGAAATGCACTTTATGAATTTCTTATCAGAATCTAAAAAGAATGAATTTGATTCTTTAGCTGAAGATAAAAGAAACTTAATAGTTGAATCAATGAATGGAAATTCTATTATGTCAACTATACAAGCTGAAAACATTTGGGATTCATGTTTTATAACTGAAAGAAAGGAAATTAACTTTATTGATGATATGCCAGAAAAATTCAGATCTAAATGGGATAATCTTTCTGAAAACAGAAAAGAACAAATCATATCAGAATCTAGATTCCACCCTGTAGGTAATCAATACGGAATTAATAACTTCTGGCAAACAAGAGATCTTAGAGATACTCAAATGAATTTAGAAACACTAAACGAAAATAAAACTGCTGCTGAGGCTGCTCAAGTAAAAGCTGAGCCATTATTAAACGAAAGCTTCTCTGCAGATTTAATCGAAAAAATGAAATTCAGATTAAATAGATAATCATTTAATCTAAACAATATAATCGAATAGTCAAGAAGAAAAGGACTTAGGCGATTAAAAACGGAATATTAATAGTATTCCACAAATGCGAAAAATAATTTTAAATAATGTACGCAAATCAATTAATCAATGAGGCTGAGGTTCAAAAGACTTGGGGACCTGTTATTGAGGAAAGTACTGGAATTACTGAAAAATCTAAGTTATCTTGGATGTCTAAGTATTGCCATTACCACAACCTTAATGAAAGTGTTTACAATACTGTACACCTTAACCCGAACATGAATGTTCAAAGTATGGGGAACGTAACATTGCCAGGAAACCCTGGATCAATGAATGCTTTCCCAGCACAAGCAACTGGATCTGGTGACAGACCTTTTTCTTTGTTACCACTTGCAATGCAAGTAGCAGCACAGACTGTAGGTTTAGACTTAGTACCTGTTGTACCAATGCAAGGCCCTATGGGAGTATTAACTTACTTAGACTTTGTATACGGTGGAGGTAGAGGATCAGGAGCACCAATTAACGGTGGACTTGATACAACTGCTTCTCCATTACTAATTAAATTCAACGTTGCTACTATTCTTGTAGCAAATGGTGGTGCTGCCACTACCTTTGTTGTGAATGATGTAGTTTATGCTGATGGAGCTAATTCATCAACTGCTGGAACTACTCCAATTGCTAATGATTTAAAAGCTGCTAACTACGAATTAACTTTTGTAGGAGCTTCAAGAATAGATGGTTTTCCAATATTCAGAGTAAGAGCTAATAATTCTGCAATTATTGCTAACCCTGCTGGTGCAGGTACTGCGTTAGTAGGTTTCCCATCATATAACGGTGGATTTACTTATGCACAAGGTGCTGAAACTGCTAGTTCAACTATATACAATTCTATCGTAGGTGGTGGAGCTTTATATGGTGCTGTAAGAGCTGCTGCTCCTGCTGTAAGAGCTGGATCATCTGTAGTATTAGGTGCTGCTGCAATGTTACAAATTGGAACAATTGCTGCTGTATCTGGATTAGGATTAGTAAAAGCTTTAGAAGACCATATTACTGGTTTCTCAGGTAATGCTTTCCAACCTGCAAACGACCCTGCTACAGGATCGCCTGCATTTGCTAACCAGAATATTAACGGTGTAGATCCTTACCAAAGAGGTGTAGGTGAATCAACTGTTGATAACATCATGGGACTAAGTTTATTCAACAAGTCTATAGCTGCTGAAACTTTCCAAGTTGCTGCTGCTGTAACTAGAGAACAAGTTCAAGATCTGAAGCAATTCGGAATTGACGCTGTTGCTCAAGTTGAAGCTGTATTGGTAAATGAGTTAACTCAATCTATCAACAGATACATCTTAGACAGAATCTTTAGAAATGGTGTAACTAACGCTGCTAACGTGCAAGCTGTAAATGGTACTAGTTTATCAGAACAGTTTAACGCTGCTGGAGCTGTAGCTGGTGCTGCAATTCCTTTAGGACTTGGTAATACTACTAATATTCCTGTTGCTACTGTAGCTCCATTCCCAGTACAGACTAACGTACTAGGTGGTGGAAATACTCAAGGAACACTACAACGTAGAGTTTATACTAAAATTCTTGCTGCAAGTAACTTAATTGCTACTAGAGGAAGAAGAGGACCTGCAACGTTTGCAGTAACAGGTGGAGAAATGGCAACTGCTCTTCAATCTGTAGCTGGATTTATTGCATATCCGTTATCTAATACAGTTAACCAAGCTGGTGGATCTTTATATCCAATCGGTGCAATTGCTGGGGTAACAATCTATGTAGATCCTAACAGAGCTTTTAACGACTATACAATTGCTATAGGACGTAAAGGTGATGGTAATTCTCCTGGACTAGTATTTATGCCTTACTTAATGGCTGAATCAGTAGAAACAATCGCAGAAGGAACTATGGCTCCTAAGATTGCGGTTAAATCTAGATTCGCTTTAGTAGACGCTGGATTCAATCCTGAATTAATGTATTACACAATGAACTTTACGTTCACTGGTTGTTCACTTATCTAATAAGTAACAATAATATAATACTTTATATAGAAAGCCACTCTTCGGAGTGGCTTTTTTGTTCTTATAGCTTAAATATATAAAACAATTAAAAACAAAAATAGATCATGGCAAAATTAAAAACATATACTGAGTTTGTTAACGAGGCTCTAATAGATGCTGTTAAGAATCCAATTAAATGGAAGAAGATTAAAAACAACGCTAAGAAATTCCAAAAGGCTAAAGTAGCACAGGCTTTAAATGATGTTGATTATGCTAAGAGAAAGGAAAAGGCAAGTGGTGAACTAAGTCCTAAACAAAAGGAAGTATTAACACAAGCAAATAAAGCTAAGAATGCAGCATTAAAAGATACATCATCTAATATTTCACAGAGAATGGATGATTTAGCTACAACTGATGGATTAAAGATGGTTGCTAAATTAGCTAAAACAAAATCTAATCTTGCTGCCAATAAAATAGTATTAAAGGCTGCTGATGGTGAAGAAGCAAAAAGATTAAAAGTTAAACAAACAGCTTTAACTAAAAAAGCAACAGCTGCACAAACAGCATTAAAAGATTATGAAGCTGAACCTAATGCTGAACCAAAGGCTGAACCAAAAGCTGAACCTAAGGCTGAACCAAAGGCTGAACCAAAGGCTGAACCTAAGGCTGAACCAAAAGCTGAACCAAAGGCTGAACCAAAGGCTGAACCAAAAGATGATGGTAGTGCAAAAATAGAAGCTGATATTAAAGCTTTTAATGATAGAATAGAAGATGAGAGAACTACAATAGGTAAAGCTACTAAAGAGTTAGAGCAAGCTCAACGAGATCTAAAAACTGGTAGAGGTTCTGAAGAAAAGGTTCAAAAGTTACAAAAGGCAATTGAAGATAGTAAAGAAGACATTGCTGAACTTAAGAAAAAGGAAGCTGAAGCTAAAAAGAAATTAGCTGCATTACCAGAATCTTTTGAATATGTAGCAGAATCTGTATCTGAAAAATTTGCAAGATTAAGAAAAACAATATAACTGTTAAATTAAAACTCTATGTATAAAGTTCGTAAAATAAACTTTGGATGGTATAAAAGGCGGTATGGTATTCTTCTAGAAAACCTGCCGCCTTTGAAGCAAAAATTGCTTTTAAATAATCGCCACATGAAATGGTTAGATTCTGATACTCAAGCTTTTGAAATTATATTTAAAGTAGAGGATATGAATGGCCATGAAAAGAATGTTAATAAAGCTATATGGAATCCTTTTAGAGAAACCTTTACTACTCTTAAACAAATAGAAAAGGATGCAGATCTTATTGCATGGAATTGTGGAATATGCAAAGTTCCTATTAAATCTAGAATGGATTCAAAGAAAGTAGAAAATTTTGTATGTAGCAAATGTTCTAAAGCCCACAACTCACGGAACGGAAGTGTAGATGGTAGAATTATAGATACATCTGTTAGGTTTACTAAACACTGTAAACACCTCCTTAAGAAAGAACAAAGGGAGTTTATGACTTATGCTAAGCGATCATCTAAAGCTTAGTGCCTGCTCTAATGTAATTTTAGGAAATACGTTTAATTTACTATGAGGAGAAGCATTTAATATTTCTATTCCTTTATTTCTTATTTCTGAATATAGTTGTTTAAATCCTGGTAAAAATTTGTCTTGGTACATCTTATCGCCTGCAGCTCTTGTAGGATAGCCGTCATGAAAATGTGTTTGTGTCCCATCATTAAACATATCAAACCCTAATAATATAATTCTTTCTGCTCCTAAATGATATGCTAAATTAATTGCAGCATACCCGCTATTAAAACCATGAGCTAATATTTCTGGATCTTCTTCTATACCGTGAGCCTTTCCTTTTCTTAATATCTTAATATCATGCGTATATTGACTACCTGGCTTAAGTGCAAACTTTAATCCTTTAAAATTGTCTACTTCATTTTTAAACCAAGTATAAAATCTACCGTCAGTCCAATAAAGAATATCGGCAGTTGGGTGGTATATTATTGCTTTATTAATAGCAATAGTTTTTTTACCTATTAATGTTTTAAAGTTAAAATTCTTTAATGATGGGCCACCTCCGATAATATAAATAGTTTCTTGAGGAAATAGTTTAGGTACAGTGGAGTATTTAACCTTAGAGGGGGAAGGTTCTGCTGAATTCCTCAATTGCATATTTTTAGAGATATTGGTCGCAATTGCTTGATTATTAGTAGTTCTTACAATTTTACTACTTTGGTTTCTTCGCTGTATAT